TCCTCCAGCCTCTTCCATAGGAACTGCATTGCCGAGCTTACCTTCTCTTTGGAGGAATTCTTCTGTGACTCTATTTGGTCCTTTAAAGTTCGGTTTTCCTACCATTCCACCAAGCAATGCTCCACCCAAGGAGCCTATAACAGGGCTTTCAGGCAGCAATTCTTGGCCTATTTCTGATCCAGCACCGGCACCAGCCAGTGAAGCAGCCTCAGCTCCTGTACGAGGCAATAAACCAGGTATTGCTTTACCAGCAGCTTTCAATCCTAAAGCAGAAATACCACCACCTCCTGCAAACTCCAATGCAGATGCAGCAACTTTTTCCCCAAATCCTCTTGGCTTCGATTCACCGCCAGACAACTTATCAATAAGTTCTTTCACTTTCTCACTAGGATAAGCATACTGCTCAGCTTCTCCAGGGACTTTTTCGCCGCGCAACTTCTCTCCAACGTAACGTCCACCCAGTGAGCCTAGATTAGAGGCAAACTGCGGTAAGTTAGCGATCCCAGCAATGCCAGCAGCGACGCTTCTACCTGCTACAGCAGCTTTATGTTTGAAGGAACTCGCCATTTTATTCTCCAAGAAGCGGATTTGAGTCCGCATATTGTTTCCATTTCTCAGCAAAGCCTTGCGTGGTACCAAATTGTTTCTGATACATTTTCTTCGCCTTGATCATTTTCTCTGCACGATCAAATTGCTTTTCTATGTCGTCCATGATTTTCTTATTACCAGCTTTACTGTTGCCCAGATTGGGAATCTGTTTCATTAAAAACGCAATATCCTTGTCTGATAAAGCACCCTTCATTTTTTGAATCTTGGGCGCCAGTAGATCGAACGACTTTGCAGAAAAATCTTCAGCTTCTGCAACTCCTAACTTTTTACCCAATTTTTCTGATGCTATACTTGCTAAAGGTCCAACATTTTTATAAGCAAATTCAGCTCCAGGACCAGTATAAGCTATCTTATCCAAGTCTTTACGCATTTGCTTAATTATATTCTTGCCTTCAGATATGGTATGGAGCTCTTCATCATCTTCCTTAGTTTCCATGGATTCAGACTTCTTTCTTTGTGCGGCTAATTGTGGAGTTTCTCCAGGCAGGAGACCCATATCAGCGACAGCCATTTCTTCTTCTTGTCGAGCTCTCTGTCTATCAGCATTCCGTTGCCCTAATTCCTGCTTCCTGAGACCAAGTTCCTCCTGCTCAATACCAAGACGCTGATTGCCCGCAAACATATTGAATAGCGGAACCATCTCTTGAGGCGTCATGCCAATTGCAGATAGTTGCTGCTGAGCCTTCTGAGGATCATTCCAATCCACAGTTTGTATAATTTCTGGAAGCTTTTGTTGGAGCATCATCATGCGTTGCTGTTCCTGCTGCCTATTCTGATGCTCTTGTTGCACGCGCGCCTGCTCTTGCTGCTGCTGCTGCAGTAATGCCGCTTGTGTCAATGACTGACCAACACCAGGATTGATCTGACCGAGAGCAGCAATGAACTGAGGATTAGTGGTAAGACTTCCCAAGGAGTTACCAAAGTTTTCAAAGAATCCTGCCATGATAATCTCCTATCTGTAGCCATATGCTGGGTTAAAAGTACGATTGCCACCAGGAATGCCACCATAACCACCAGACAGCCTGCCACCGAGACCGGTGCTGCCTGGAATTTGGGGTTGTACGCCATAGCCGCCACCAAAGGAGCCAAGAGATCCCGCTTGTGGCCCACCACCCCAAAGGTTGTTACCAAAAGTACCGCCCATACCGCCACCTAGATTTTGCAATCCAGCACCGCCTCCTTGGCCCATAAAGCTACCATAGTTTAGTCCTGCTGATCCTAGCGCCTGTAGCCCGGCTCCCCATCTCGCAGCTGCATTTGGTTTCCCAGCAACTTCGCCTGTTGATGTGCCTGAGGAAGTTGGGCTTTCTCCTGGAATCATGTTAAGCATCTGACCGAGATTTGCCGTTCGATTCTGAGGTAACGCCGCCTGCAATTGAGGCTGCAGATAATTGAGATATTGCTGATTATGCTCCTGGATAGCAGTGCCAGAATTCAGTAAATCCATCAAGGATTGACGTTTCTCTCCAATGCCTTGCTGACGAAGCCCCAGAGCGCTTTGGAATCCCTCTGCTTGGGCACCACGCTGCATATTATTATAATCATTTTGTAACTGTCCAAGGTAGGTTCCGTAAGCCGAACTATTCTGCGCCCCAAGATTACCAGTATTTTGCGATCCCGCTCCGGAAAGAGCTATTTGCCTTTGTCTCTCAATGCTTTCCAAAGTTGGATTGAGAACATTTTCATTGTAGAGATTTTGGTAAGGTGCGAGTTCTGCTCCCAACTCAGCAGAATTTCCGCTGCCAGTTCCAGCTCCCTGTGCCAATTGCGTTAACGCCTGGATTTGGTAAGGATGAAACGGCTCAACCACACCTAAAGGCTGCGCGCCATTTCCGCCAGCAAAAGGACTACCATTTTGGTTGAAGTATTGCTGCAACTGCTGAAGGCCCTGCGAAGCAAATGGACCTGTATCTGCTTGCCCCATAGGTGTGGATTGGTATGGGCCTTGTGATTGAGCAAGTGCCTGAGGTAAGAACTGTTTAAGATACGCATTCCTTAGTTCTTCGGGATAGGTTTGAAAACCACCTTTTGACTCGCTTTGAGATTGAGCAGGACGCGCGCCCTTTCTTCCGCCACCAAGAGCAGATAATGCTGCTCCGCCCGCAAGTGCAGCTCCAGCTAGTGGTAAAACAGCCATTGGCATATTAGTTTCCTCCGTAAATAAAATTGCTTCCAGCACAGATGAATCCATGCTTCTTTAGATATCTATCTTTCAATTCTGAATGATTTGCCGTCATGTGCCCTACTAAAATCATAACCTTCATCTCATCCGATATTTTCTTCACTTCATTGATCAACATATCTGCAATTCCATGCTGTCTATAGTCGGGATCTGTCATTAGAAATTCATTTCCCAATATCTGAACTTCGTTATTCCAACCAAAGTGCGTCCAATTCATTCCAATACATCCAACCAATCCCTTGTCGGACGCCTCGGTTACATAAACAATCCCATTGCTAATTAGAGAAGCCAACCAAATTCCACTATAGGAACATGCTGGAGGAAACCCTCCAACCTTTAATTCATCAAACCAATCAAGCAATAGAAACATTATCCTTGAGTGATCTAGAACATTGGCCTTTCTAATGCTAATTTCCATCTGCTACCGCTAAAAAGTACTACAAATTATTCTTACCCAGTTCAAAGTCCCTGCATTATTGAGTAGAGTGTACTGATAAGTCACAGTCTGAACTATATCATAAAGTTGATCACCAGTCTCTATATCTGAACTTGAGGTTGGAGCATTTCGATCTGTTCTAAGTCGACCTTGAACAAATGTAGTAGGCAATGTCAATTCAAGATAATTGAGCTGATCTTCGACGCGTCGAACCCTTTCTTCCCCAACCGATCCACCAGTAACAGCATTCTGATCTGTAAAACGAGACATAACTACCTCGTCGAGGATGGTTTGATTTCTTCATAGCAATTACCCAGCAAGAAGTTACCATCGATAACATCACTCGTTAATTGATACTGTCTCTGCCTTCCAATCATCATCACATCTACCTTAGTAGTATTAGGATTCAACGTATAGGTAGCCTGAAAGCTAGGATTAACATTGTCAACTAGCGGCGCCTGCGCATAAAGACGAGCATTTGTCTTGAGAGTCATAGTTCCAACCTGCTTCAGATCCGGGTAGAAGCTATAGATAACCATGGTATCGTCGCCTTCCCCAATTTGGGCATAGCAAGTAGTGGCGTAAGATAACATAGGGGCATATTGGTTAGACGGGTCATCCAATGCAGGGTTATATGCAGAATTATAGTCATTTACACCTACTTCATGCTGGAACAAACGATCGGAAGATCCATAATTGATGGTGACATTGGGACCACCACTATCGATCACGGAACTTGTACTGTAAGCGCCAGGAACGTCCACATTGATCTGTAGAAATCCACCTAGAGCAAATAACACTGTATTCGTTGAATTGATCTCTGCGCTGCTGAACCCACCAAATCCGACTGCATTAGTTATGCTGACAGTATCGCCCGCATTTACCGTGTTGAGTCCGGAGTTTATTCCTATGATCGTAGTTCCTATAGTGATTGCACTTCCACCTCCCGTTCCAGATGAAGTAGCAGCACTGCCAGCAGTAAAAGAGATGGATTGAACCGGAGGCTCGCCATAGTTACCCACCCCATACAGACCAGTTCCATAACCCACCGTTCTAGTAACTGAAGTAACAGTACGAGCACCGTTGAGATTTGCCGCCGTAATACCATTCGTATCCACAGCTCCACTAATGAAGATCTTATCGCCAGGGAACAAGTAGGATGTTATAGCAACATCAACCACCACATTATCAGAAGTATTTGTCGTAGTGAGAGGATTCGCACCAAGCGTGTAAAAGAAAGTGCTCAGCGAGTTTGGTATCACCAATGCATTATTTACGTTGCTTTGGATCAAATAGGGATAGTCACTAATATTGGTTGGCTCTTCAGCAGCCGTGCGCGATAATGTTCCAATAGACCAATGGGATTCTTTGTAATTATAGATCACATAGTTATTCGGGTTAATATCCTGGCCTACAGGATAGAAGAACCATACCTCATTAAACTCTACGTTCGCGAACGTGAAGCATGTTGATGAGGCTGCCCAGTTAATATTATCGTACACATATCTTTTAACCGTGTTATTTGGCAAGATATTGACCGTGTAGCCATCAAAGACATAGAAGTCGCCCTGTCCCATCCAGAACACTGCGTCCTCTATCTCAGAACGCGCCTTTGGGCCTATAATGCCGTCGGTAGCAAAAAGCTTCCTGATCAACCATATCTGCGGCTTGTTGATAAACTGGAGATTGTAAACTTCGTTTGATGTGAATACGAGATCATGATTCCTTGCAGAAGCCTGACTAATTAGCGGGCCAGCCTGATCCAAAGTGGTTACATAGGAATAGGTGGAGGGCCCTGGCGTCCATTGATCGTAGCCATTGTTATCAAGCAGCACATTAGATTGATCACTGAAGTACAGCTGATTCAAAAGAAGGCTGCTATTACTAAGACTCTTACTTCCCAGTGTGCAGACAGAATTATTGGACACATACACCCATCTGACGCCTGATGGAACTGCATTCCCAGAGATAGCCGTTATAAGGGTTGGTGCGGTACTGATGTCAAAATTCGTCCAGATATAAAGGTTGGCAACGTTACTAGCGCCATCCCCTGGTGTCAAAATAAGATTGTCACCATATTTATCCATGGACCAAATGCGAGGGTAAATAACATTATCTGGGTCATTAAATGTCTTTGAATCGCCGTAATCGCCTGCCCCATAATTTCCTCCACCATAGCCATAGCCAATTGATTCCTCTTCAATTCCAGCAGCTATTTGGGTCTGTATTGTTGTGCCCGCACCACCCGCAGCTGTGACAGCAGACGTTGCAATCGTATCAGTGTCGATAATGAACGTATCTTCATCCACGATATTGGTAATGATTGTTTCACCATTAATGGATGCGGCAAGAATTCCGTCCACATTTCCTGAACCTGCTATCTTTATTCTATCACCTTTGAGCAATCCATTGGCTGGATAATTGACATACAGATAACTCGCAGCCCAAGTCATATTGGCCGTTTCTTGGCCAGTTCCATCCGATGCAATGCCTACATTGATCTGAACTGCTGCATTACTAACAACAGTTACAGGAAATGTTCCATTAATATTAGCGGCAGGAATTCCAAAGTAAGTTCCCGTAACGCCACTGATATTAATCAGATCGCCATCTTGGAAATAGTTAGTAATTTCTAAGGTGATGATTGGACTGCGGATGGTGAAGTTTACCGGAACATCTACCGCCGAGTTGTATTCGGTGGAGAAAGCATTCGGAATAGCAATTGTATTGGCATTCAAAGGAGTGATATTGTAGAACGAATAATCCAACAGCGGAGCATATGCATAGAGACGCGTAGTCGTGCCAATGATTGTAATCGGATTTCCTTTGGGATCTCTGCAGGAGAATATATTCCTGGCAACGCCGAGGATGGTTTGATTGTTGTTGGAGAAAACACGTTGCCAGCCGCCAATCTTACGTAGCTTGCCATCCTGAAAGCGAATCTTATCGCCATCAGCGAACAAAATGGTATCGAGAGGGGTAGAATCCTCCAAAGGATTGACCCCAGGTATAATGGCCAGCTTAATGCGTTTTCCCAGGGTCGCCATGACTACCTACTAAAAATGTTCGATGATACGCACCAATCCGGGAGATCCCGATCCGCCAGGAGCAGTAATACCACCACTGCCACCATTCCCATAACCAATTGCTGTAAGACCTGCACCCCCTGCACCGGAATATTGCGACGTGATTTGTCCGAATACTGGGCTTGCGCCACCATATCCAGCGATGGGAGTAGGCAAGTTAGCACCATATCCGCCTGTCCCACCCTGCAACAATAACGGAGTTGCCGATATGCCAACAATGATCCCTGTGCCGCCTGCACCACCTTTCGTGAATGCACCGTTTGAACCACCCGCAGCCGTTATTGATCCGCCTGCTGCAGGGGAAACCGTCGTAGAACCGCCATTGCCATTGGGTGAGCCGCCGGTTCCAATACTAACCGCTATGCTAGCTCCGACTTGAGATGCCGTTAATTGACACCAGAAATAACCACCACCGCCGCCGCCCGCTCCGCCGCCACTGAAGTTCGTTCCACCACCACCACCACCAACGCCTTCGACAGTGACGTAAGAGATATTGGCACTGGGCGTATAACTGCTATTAGCAGTGTAGATATATACATTCGGAGGTGTAGTAGAAGATCCACTTCCAATCGGTACATAGGTATGCGTTACAGGATCAATGCTACCAATTTGCAGCCACTGCGCGCCATCATAGATATTGTAGATCCAATCCGTGGCAACAGTGGTATTAATCCATGTCGATCCAGCAGTAAGTATCGGCGCTACAGGAGCTGTATTGCCAATATTGTTGGTGAATGAAGACAACAACTGAGTATCTTGTGCACTTAAATTGCCATTCAGCTGCGTTCCCCATACGTTCGCATCGATTGAGGAGTTTGGCACGGGAAGGGTCCAAGCAAAATTAGTCGTACTAGTGGGCATATTACATACTCAAATTATTGATGGTGGAACGTTGAGAGTTGCGTAACCGTAACTGGCTAAGCGCAACACCCGCTTTTTCAAATTCACTGGCCGCGAGTTCCGGAGATTGTAAACTGTCTCTATAGAAAATCCCGCGCGCTTTGTATCTCGTTACATCCTGGGTAAAATCGCCCATCCAGATACTGGTATCATTCTCATTTACTGGATAAGCATCACGGTAGTAGTAATACATTTCCAGTATGTAATTTCCGGTGTTCGTCCAAGGATGAAGATATAACTTATCCCCGAATATTGCCCACACACCTGGTATGCCCTGATCCGATCCAAACCTACGAAAGTTTTTCAGATCATAGAATGTGCGCTCTTCAAATCCACTCGATGCAGTGACGATGGTAAACGAATTATAATCCTGCGGGAACACGGGAGGGGTGGGGAGGGGTGGCACTGGTCCAATTAATAAGCTCAACTGCAGAACACTGATAAAATCAGTGGGCAAAGGAACATGATCAACATAGGCTGGAACTGTAATGTAAACCAATTCTGTGTTGATAAATAGTTGCTCGATCTCGAGCTCTTTAATGGCGCTTACAATGGCGTTCTGAACCTGCGTGGAAAAGCTAGCATCACGGTATGTTTCTGCCAGAATCTGCGTTGTCATTTGACCAAATGTAAGCGCCATAAAGTACTATCCTATACGTTGCCTTGGCAGAGATAGTCTACTTCAAGGTAAACGGTTCCTGTGGCTGCAGCAGTTGCGAGGCCAGCAGTTACAGTAAGTACCATGTTGTAGTATCCATTGTTCGAGGTCGTAGTATTTTCGTTGTCTGCGTACATGTAACCAACACCACGTGTCTGCACACCATTGGTGAATGCAGGAGCGGTATTAGCATAAACATGCACTTGACCAGCCGAACCACCACCAACAGCACCAAGGCTGGCAGCAGTGATAAAGCGGAAAGCTGCAGGACCATCAGTCTGGTTGTCACCAAGTTCAAATGTACCGGTAGGGGTAGCATTTGTATCTAGTGGAGCAAAGTAAACCAGTGCAGACAAAATCACGATCCCATCGGGAGGAATGAAGTTGGTTGCAACGATCGTATCGCCGTTAGCCAAGGCACCAGTCAATTCGAAATACGCACCAACACGGAATGTGTGACCGGGTACAACAGGAGACTGAGCTTGGAGATTTGTGAAGTTATAAACAGTCATGTTTCATCTCCTAAGAAGTTTGAGCGACATAAGTAGGCAGAACGATAACACCATGGTCGGTGCCATTGAACTGGATCTTCTTAATGCCCCAGATTGCGTTGATAGCAATACGGCGTGTTTGCGCAATATCGATTACGTCTTCACGGATAATGAATCCAGGAACGATTTCCTTACCATCCGAGAAACCACGACCGAGCGCCATAACAGCAGCATCACGACCACAGAAAATCGCACGGCGTGTATTGGCAAGAACCAGGTTGGTTCCAGAGTCAACACCGTTTGGAATTTTGTCCGTTTTGAAGATTTCGGTTTGCGAATAAACCATCGAACGTGCAATGCCGC